ACAGTATCGAGAAAAGATGATTGGCCTGATGCAACAGCATCTGCGTTCAATTACATCAGCAGGATGAAACAAATTAAAGATTTCGTCATACCTTCCATGGGTAGCTCGACATTACTGAACCAATTAAAGAAGACATTAAATGCCTAGAAAGCGCAGAGAAAGACAAGTAGCTGTCTACAAAAAAGGTAGTGTTCCACGTGGAACTTTATCATTAGAGAAGGCAGCTTCTAACGATCAAGCCGTGTCTCGTATGCAGCTTGGTGCTCAAGGCTACGATGGCCTTAGAAGTAACTATGGCCGTTTAGACGAGTTTGCTCACGCAGAGTTACGTTGGCCTGAGTCTATCTGCACTTACAAGAAAATGTCGTTAGATCCTACAGTTTCAGCTGTAAATAACTTCTACAACATGATGATAGCTCGTGCAGAGTTTGAGTTTAAAGCTCCTGTATATTCAGATGAGAAGCCTTTTAATCCTGAAGGTAAAAATTATACTCAAGAGGATGTTGAAAAAGCTGTAGATTTTCTGAATTACTGTATGTCCAACATGCAAGATCAAACTTGGCAACAGTTTATTTCAGGCATTGGGACATACCGTATTTATGGTTTCTCTATCGCTGAGAAGCTTTGGACAACTGTAAAGAACGGAAAGTATAAAGGGCGTAAGAAGTGGAAGTCGTTGGCACAACGTTCACAGGAGACTGTAGAGGCGTGGAGATGGGATAAGACTGATCCTGATAAACTGTCAGGTGTAGTACAGCGACCTACTTCATTCGATGTAGAGAGATACGGTACAAAGTATTCTGAGACTAAAGCCTCTCGTGATCAACGTACAATAGACAGAGGAAAGTTCTTGCTGTTCAGGTTTGATCCACAGAAGAATAGCCCACAAGGAACTTCGCCTTTAAATGGTTGTTGGGAAGCTTGGAAGTATTTACAACTCGTTAGAGAATACCAAGCTATCGGTGTAGCTAAAGATCTTGGTGGTATACCTGTTATTGGTTACCCAGTAGAGAAGCTTATCGAAGCAGCAGCAGACCCAAGTGGTGCAGCAGCACAGACATTAGATGCTATCAAAGCTAGTGCATCAGCATTGCATGCTGGTGATGAAGCCTTCGCTATCATGCCTATTGATTATGATGATATGGGTAAACCCCTCTACTCATTTGAGTTAAAAGGTATTACTGGTGGTGGTAAGCAATATGATACCTCTGAAGTTATACGTCAATATCAGAATGAGATTTTAACGTGTTACTCAGCATCAATGTTGAAGTTAGGCCAAGACTCAACAGGCTCTTTTGCATTATCTGACAACATGAGCAACCTGTTAGCGTTTGGTGTACAACACAACTTGGATATCATCTCTCAACAGATCGATGTTGACCTAATACCACAAACACTTGCTGTTAACGGATGGTTGTTTGAGCAAGAAGATATGCCTACATTGACTTATGGTGATATTGCTCCACGTGACCTTGATGAAGTTGGTAAGTTTATCCAAAGAGCTGTTACTTCAGGTGCTATGACCATTAGCAAAGGTTTAGATCAAGACCTTCGTAAGATCGCAGACCTACCGCAAGCTTCATACGATGAAGACGACAAGATACCTGAAGGTTTCTCTACAGCAGTAGAGTCTAACGCAGGTAAGGGTGATGGTACATCAGGGACTGGTTCATCACAGAATGCCTCTGGTGGTGACAACAACACAGAGAATAAATAATGTCTGAAAATATTAATATGACTCCCATCGTAAAGGCTGTTGATGAGCTTCAAAAAGAAGCAGTCTTTATCTGCTACGAACCTAACATAGCAGATGCACATGATGAATGGATGTCTAATGAAACTATTGAACGTGCATGCAGAAGTTTTAACGACTTCCTAGAGAAAGGTGTTGTAGTGCCAAACCTCTTCCACATGAAAGATGAAGGTGGCATTGCAGAAGAAACAGATTCGTTTGTCATTAAGCAAAGTTGGGTCACACCTGTTGATTGCATAATCGGTGAAACAGAAGTTAAAGAAGGCACTTGGCTTGTTAAAGTTAAGTTCGAAAATGACACACTATGGCAGCTGTTTATGGATGGTGAAGTAAGTGGTGTGAGTATCGGTGCGAGAGGCAAGGTAGGTGCGTAATGGAACTTAAAGCAGAAAACGAAATAACAGAAGTAACTTTTGACTTTGAAGGTGCTCACTTAGCTTTGTGCCATAAGACACAAGGTTTTAGTGCTAACAATAAACCTATGCCTTTGTTGGTTAAGTCTGAAGAGTTTGACCTAAGCGAAGATGCTAAAGTTGCTATAACACAAGCTGTTGAAAAAGTTATGGGAGACCAGAACGAAGTACAAGTAACAACAAGCTTATTTGATTTCCTTAGAAAGTGGTACAACCTCTACTGGGAAGATGCAGATTCTTTATCCCGAATTCTTGGTTACTCAGGTGATGGCTACGAAGCCAGTGAGTATCTCGAAGAAAGTATCGGTGGAGTAAAACTATTAAAAAGTAAAGAAATCCCTGATTTAGCTAAAGCTTCAGACGAAGACGTTCTGGCATTAGCTGAATTCATGAAGTCTCATGTAGAAAAATTTGAAGACTTCGAAAAAAATTCATTATCTGAGGGCAACCCAGATGTGAAAACCGATCTGGATAAAACAGATCAAAAACCCTCAGAAGATAAACTAAAACAAACCCAAGGAGACCTCATGTCAACAGACGTAGAGAAACTTGAGAAAGCACAAGCAGATATTGAAGCATTGCTTACTAAGATGGCAGATTTTGAAAAAGCTGCCGTAGAAGCTCAGGCTGAGAAAGAAGTTATGCAATCTAAGGTAAAGGAATTTGAGAAAGCTGAACAAACTCGTGTTCAAAATGCTTTCAATCGTAAGGTAGAAACGTATTCATTCGTTACTCCTGAAGATAAAGTAACCTTTGCCAAAACACTTATTGAGTTAGACTCAGAAGCTGTAGTTCTTATGTTAGATAAAGCACAGGCTGCAATCAACGCATTAGACGAACCACAAGGCTCTGATGACGCACAAGGTATTGAGCTTAAAAAGACTAGCTCATTATTTGAAAAGCTTAAATCTGAATTTGGAGATGGAAAATAATGGCTAACCCAACTTATTCAACGCAAAATATTCAAAGTAATATTCTTGCTTTTGAAACCCTTAAACAGTATGGCTTTTGTCGTCAAGCAGCATCAGCTGTAGCTAACACTAGCGCAGACGGTTTCCCTACTTACCCTATTGACAACTCTACTGGTGAGCTTCAGTTAGGTTCTATTGTCAAGTTTGATACTGACAAGTGGACACCTTTAACTAAGGCAGAGATCATTGCAGGCGTAGCTGATGAAGTTATTGCTGTTGTTATTGGTACAGACGAAATTGGTGGTGCGTTTGGAGACATTGACCCAGCAACAGGTAACCCTAACGCATTCGCTACTGGTGATGTTGGTGGCATGTTACTTGTTAACGGTGTAGCTATGGTTCGTGCTCAGTACCTTTCAGGTACAGGCTCTACAACAGCTCCTACTGTAGCTCAAATCAAGGCTGTCATTGAAGACAACATGGTTCAAGTTAAGGTAGTAGAAGCTCAAGATCAATTTGACGGAACTTACGGTGACGTAAGCTCAATCACTAACTAAGGTATTAGATAAATGGCTATTACACGTAAATTTGACAGTGCCTATGAGCTAACAGACTACACTGAGGAAATGAACATCATTCCTAATAAGTGGAATCTTATTGGTTCATCAGGTCTGTTTACAAGTGAATCAGTTTCTACAAACACATTCACTTTCGACAAAAGCTACAGCACAGTAGCGTTAGTTGAAGATACACCTTGGGCTGAACGTTCTCGTTTCGATGGAAACCGTAAGTCAGAGATGTACAGCTTCACCATCCCTCACTTCACACTTGACACTACAGTGACAGTTGGTGATATTTGGAACAAGCGTAAGATTGGTACAGCTGATCAAGAAGAAACTCGTGACAACGTTCTCATGAAGAAAATGATTGACATGAATGGTTCTTGGGACATCACAATGGAATACGCGATGTGTCAGGCTATCCAAGGTAACAAGTATGCACCTAACAATGCTACTATTGACACAGGTGTTACATGGTATGACGAGTTTGGTAAGACTCAAGAAGTTTTCAACTTTGACTTTGACAACACTGTTGTTGACCAACGTGAAAACATCCAGAAAATTGTTGCTTATATCCAAGACTCATTCAAGCAAGGTGGAATTTTAGAGGACATCGTTTTCTACTGTACTCCTAACTTCTTTGCTGCTCTTGTTGGTAATGCTCAGATAATGGAAGCTTACACTTACTACAGCTCTACACAAGAGCCTCTTCGTAATGACCTTCGTCGTGGTCTTTACCGTCAGTTTGAGTGGCAGGGTGTAACCTTCATTGAGTACCGTGGTTCTCTTCCTGATGGCACTCGTATGTTCCCAGAGGGTGATGGTAATTCTGTTGCAGAACAAGAGCTTGGTCAAGCTTGGGCAGTACCTCGTGGTACTAACCAGTTCTCTACATACTACGCACCAGCATACCGCTTTGATACTCTAGGTACAAACGGAGCTAACCGTTACATGTGGAGTTATGAAGATCGAGCTTCAAGTCAGATTGAAGTCTTGACTGAAAGTAACTTCCTAACCATGAACTCTCGCCCAGAGCTTGTTGTTCTTTGTTACGGTGGTGTAGCAGCTTAAACGTTGACTACAAAGAGAGGTAGCCTTTAGGGGTTACCTCTATTTTTCTTTAAAGGATAAGATTATGCCAAAGAGTTATGTAAACACATTTCTTACTACTCTAATTGATAGAGCTACAGGCAAGAGTGTAAGTGTTTCTGACATTGCTGATGTAGTTAATAACGGAGGCGGAGGTGGAGGCGCAGTTGATTCAGTTAACGGTCAGACAGGAGCTGTCACAATAGATGCAGCAAGCCTAAGCTTAGAAAATGTTGACAACACAAGCGACCTTGATAAACCAATAAGTACAGCTACACAGTCGGCTTTAGGTAATATTGTTCAAGTCCCTGCATTACCTTCAAGTAACGGTGATTACACTTTGACAATTACTGGTGGTGTTGCAAGTTGGACATTAGTAATAGAGTAAAATAATTTGTAATTAGTGGTTGACTTCCTTGGGTTTGTCGGTTACTATGTAGTTACAAGATGCAATTAAGCATTAATAAATCCAAGAGGAATTTAAAATGAAAGTAATAGATAACAAATTCATCAGTTATCCCTATCCGAGTCAGTCGCTCTCTTCGCAGAGCTAGATTCGGAGGTACTTTCATGTCCTCTGAATAGTAAATATTAGGGGACACTCGCATGCTGGAGAATGCACCGCACTGTAAATGCGCTACGAGAGTTGTATTGGTTCGAGTCCAATTGTCCCCACCAAATTTTATCTTGGTGTGGGTCAAAGGCTGACCGCTACGTTTGGGGCGTAGATTATGCAGGTTCGAGTCCTGCCACCAAGACCAAACAGTTGCGGTGTAGCCAAATGGGAAGGCATCGGGTTTTGATCCCGACATGAGTGAGTTCGATCCTCACCACCGCTGCCAAATTAAGGTAGCTTGACAGAGTGGTCGATTGTGACTCCCTGCTAAGGAGTTGAGGGTGAAATATACCTCCCAAGGTTCGAATCCTTGAGCTACCGCCAAATTAATGGTAGAGTAAGCCAAGTTGGTCTACGGGCAGCGGTTTTGAAAACCGTCGATCCTTGAAAGGGTGTGAGAGTTCGAGTCTCTCCTCTACCGCCAAATTATTTTTAAAAGGAGGCTTGACAATTATGTTTAGTGTAATTACAATCTCTGTTGTTTCAGGCTTGCTTGTCGGAGTAGCAATAGAAAGGTGGGTTGAAGAGAAAGGAATTTTCTCAAAGCCTAATAAAGATGCGTGAGTGTAGAAAGCCTCACGGAACAGGAAGTATTTAACCAAAGGAGGTTATTATGAAATTAACAGATAATAGACGTGACCCTCCACTGGGAGAAACGTCTGGAATGAAACAACGGAATGACCGACATCGTAGTTGGCGTAACACTGAAATAACAGGTATGTAATTTTATCTCGGTGGTAGTAATTGGTAACACATCTGACTCCAAATTAGAAGTTCAGGGTTCGAATCCTTGTCGGGATGCCAATTTTACATACGACAATATGATGTGGAGTAAACGCTAACAGGTAAGCGGCAGGGATGTGACCCTTGTGAAAGCGAGTTCGAGTCTCGTTGCTCCAACCAAGCTAGTGAGCTTATAAAAGATACACAAAGAATTTAGAGCGAGTTACAATCAGTCTGGTCAGATGGTCAGCCTCATAAGCTGTACGGTCGTCGGTTCAAATCCGACACTCGCTACACAACACTTATCAACATCGGGAGATAGTTATGAGTAAACAGAAAAAGACCCAACAGTTGGGCATGAACCCTTCTACTGCTAGTGGGAGGTTAGTCAAAGATATTTTATTTAAGTTGGCTATTGATGCAGGACACAAGTGCTACCGTTGTGGTGGTGACTTGGATAGAGATACATTTTCTATTGAGCATAAAGAGCCTTGGCTTGACAGTAAAGACCCAAAAGGTTTATACTTCGACCAAGCTAACATAGCTTTTAGTCACTTAAAATGTAATGTAGGCTCTGCTAGACAAAATAATAAAGGTGTGATAACCCACGGAACAAACAGTGGTTATGATCATCATGGGTGTAGATGCGATCTTTGTAAGAACGCAAAAAGTGTTAGAGCAAAGACCACTTACAACACACCTGAAAAAAGACGTATGAGATATGATCGTACAGGAAATTAAGCTTTGTTAGTTAATCTGGTATAACACTGGTTTTGTAATCCAGAGTGCGCGGTTCGAGTCCGTGACTTAGCACCAATTTATGGGTCATTAGTGTTAGTGGGAGCACAACAGGTTTGCACCTTGTTAGGCTGGGTTCGAGTCCCAGATGTATCCACCAATAGTGAAAGGAGAATAGTTATGATATGGTTATAAATACCGTAGACTCACAAAAGGAGTAATAACTATGTCTCGTTCGAGAAAGAAAACAGCTGGGTGGTCTAAAAGAGATACCTTGCAAAAGAAAAAGTTTAACCGTAGCTTAAGACGTAAAGCAAACCAAGCCGTTCTGTTAGAAGATGAAGGTGGATGGGAAATCATTGATGGTGACCTTGACTGGTTTCATTACGAACAGTACATGTCATACGAGATAGGCAACGGAAAAGAGTACAGAAAGCATAATTGCAGTTGGGATATTCGTGACTGTCATGGTTTATGGTTAGGCGGCTACCGAGAATATAAAGCAAGGCTTGCTTACTGGGAAAT